CAAGTATGGCTGAGGAAGATTAACTAATTCACAAACGGAGGACACATGGACACGGAGTACGTTGCGTTTGTAAACAGCAAACGCAAGAGATTAGAGGACGCTGGATTTGTCATAGACAACCTGCCAGAGTTTCTATTTAATTATCAGAAACAGATAGTCACTAGCGCACTAAAGCGCGGACGCTTTGCAGTCTTTGCTGAGTGCGGATTAGGCAAAACGCCGATGCAGCTTGTATGGGCAGATAAGGTGGCCGAGCATACCGGCAAACCAGTGCTAATACTTGCGCCACTCGCTGTTGCAGCTCAGACAGTGCGTGAAGGGCAGAAGTTTGGTATAGACGTGCATCATTCTCGTGATGGTAGCGTAAAACGTATAACTATTACGAATTATGAGCACATCGATAAATATCACTCGGGGCAATTTGCTGGCATTGTATTAGATGAATCTTCCATATTGAAGAACTACGCCGGCAAACTACGCAACGAGATCACGGCTTTTGCTAAGTCAATACCGTATCGCTTATCAGCGACAGCGACACCGGCACCAAATGACTTCGTAGAGTTCGGTACGCAAGCTGAGTTTCTAAGCATTTGCACACATACAGAGATGCTCGCTAATTACTTCGTGCATGACGGTGGCGATACAAGCAAATGGCGCTTAAAAAAACACGCTGTTAAAGACTTCAAGCGGTGGCTAAACGAATGGAGTATAACCATAGATAGGCCTCAAGATTTGGGCGATGACTTGCCGGGCTTTGAGCTGCCAGAATTGCGCGAGATATATGAGCAAATCGATACGCAAAGGCCCGATGAGTCATTGTTTGAGCAAGTCGCTATATCATTGGCAGAACAGCGCCAACAGAAGCGCAAATACGCTGATGATATTGCCGCAAAAGTTGCTGCAATAGCAAACGGATCGCAAGAGCAGTGGCTTATATGGGTCGAGAACAACTACGAAGCCGACGCAATATCTGATTTGGTGTCAGAATCAGTTGAAATACGCGGATCAGACAAGCCAGATCACAAAGAAAAAGCCATGCTTGATTTTGCAGCTGGTAAAATCAGAGTACTCATCACAAAGCCAAGCATCGCGGGCTTCGGCATGAACTGGCAGCAATGCAACAATATGATCTTTAGCAGTTTATCGCACAGTTATGAACAGCGATATCAGGCAATAAGACGTTGCTATCGTTTTGGGCAGACAAAGCCCGTAAATGTTTATACGGTAAGATATCACGGCGACGACGCAATTTCAGTCAATTTTAACCGCAAACAAACAAATGCGGATCACATTAAATCGGTGGAGGCGTAAATGCAGTTCGATCACTCGCAAGGCGACAATTTCGATATCTATAACGGTGATTGCGTTTTAGGTATCAATCAATATCTACAAGACGAATCGGTAGGGTATTCGATATTTAGCCCTCCGTTTGCTAGTCTATACACGTATTCAGATAGCCCTTTCGATATGGGCAATACAAGGAATGACGATGAGTTTTACGAACAATTCAGATATCTCGTTAAAGAACTTTATCGTGTCATGATACCCGGACGCGATATTTCATTTCATTGCATGTTGCTGCCATCGACGATACAGCACAACGGCGTTATTGGACTCAGGGACTTCCGCGGCGATCTTATACGCATATTTCAAGACGAGGGTTTTGTCTATCATAGCGAGGTGGTAATATGGAAGGATCCTGTTGTAGCAATGCAGCGCACCAAAGCTATCGGACTGCTTTACAAGCAGCTCAAGAAAGATAGCTGCATGTCGAGGCAGGGCATTCCGGACTATCTCATTACCATGCGTAAGCCCGGAGTAAATCCGCAGCCGGTCACAAAAACAGAGGAGTCATTTCCAGTTGGCAAATGGCAAAAGTATGCAAGTCCTATATGGATGGATATTAACCCTTCTGATACGTTGCAATACACTTCAGCACGTGAGCACGACGACGAAAAGCACATTTGCCCACTTCAATTGCAGGTAATTGAGCGAGGGATAGAGCTTTGGAGTAATCCCGGCGATCTTGTGCTAAGTCCATTCATGGGCATAGGTAGTGAAGGATACACTGCGCTAAAAATGAACCGTCGATTTGTTGGATTTGAATTGAAGCAAAGCTATTTCAAACAAGCCGCGAGTAATCTTAAAAACATCGCTCAAAGCGCTACTTTATTTGATTAACTGTTAATGTTCTTTGTCCGCCGCATATTGTATAACGTGGTAAGTTGCAGTACCTGAAATGATTAAACAAAACGCACATAAAGAATCCCGAATTCGTGAAGACTTTGCCAGTCGAGAGGTTGGCAACGGCACTAATCAGCCGCAGGAAGTCAGCACGGGTTCGGGATCGTTTAGTTACAACATGGATGAATCGTGGATAAAGCTATATCGCCGCGTACAAAAGTCCGATGTATGGAATATGAGGGCAGAATACTTCAAGATTTGGTGCTATTTATTGATGTCCGCCAACCATTATCCGACTACAAAAACTGTACGTGGTGTTGATATTGTGATCGATGTTGGAGAGGTTTTCACATCACAAGAGCGGATAGCAATTGACACAAGAACCACAAAACAAGTCGTACGAGCGTGTCTAAAGTGGTGTTCAGAAAATGCGCTGATTGTGTCCAGAAAGTGTTCAGATGCAACACACATAACTATATGTAAATATAAAGACTTACAAGAAAAGGGTGTTCAGAATGTGCGCAGGTTGTCGCCAGAAAGTGCGCAGAAAGTGCACCTCATAAAGAATAAAGAAGTAAAGAATAAAGAAAGTAAGAATAACAATAACGTAAGTATGTGTGCTCCGACCTCTTCCGAGGTCGTAGCCAACCTACCGCAAAATGATGGCCTTTTCTTCCCGATCACCAAAGAGCAATACGACCGCTGGCAGGAACTATATCCGGCTGTAAATGTCAAATCAGAGCTATCGAAGATTATCGGATGGTTAGAGGCGAATCCGGCAAAGCGTAAAACAGCGCGCGGGATGCTACGTTTTGTCAATTCGTGGCTTTCACGTGAACAGGACAAAGCACACATACCCGTATTAGCCCCACAAATGCCCGCTAGGGGCTTTCAACCGCCTAACCCTACTGTTACCATACTTCCGGGACTTCCGACGCAAATACGCGATTTACAGAGCAAACAGACGGCAACGCCCGAAGAGGCGCAGCATTATTTAGAACTTTTACAACAGAGGACGCAGGGAATATGAAACCAAACACTAAAAACCCGGCTATCTTAAACTTGATAGACCAATTTTGTAAGCTATACGGCTGCGTATGGGATGACTTGCTTAGAAAGAGCCGCAAAGATTGGCTAGTAGAGTGCAGATATTTACTTATGTACTTCCTGCATCGTAAGTACCTGCTATCGTATGCACTTATAGCGCGTTTATTCGGGCTAGACCGTACTACGGTTATGCACGGTATAAACAAGATATCAGGGCAGATAGAAACGGATCGCAATTTCGCGGAATACATCGAGCGTATGGATTCGTTGTTGGATATTAACTTTGACGTGCAGGTGGAAAGTGTGCAGTAACTTTCCAAAAATTAAACTAGTTATGAATGGAAGAAAATGGGCAGACCTAAAAAGATTTTAGATGAGGATGCTATCTACAAAGCCGGGCAAGTTGGCATGAGCTTTCGTAAACTTGCTAGGGATTTAGGTGTAACACATCCTACGATTGCCAAGAACTACCGCGAGATATACGAACAGGGCGAAGCCGACGGCGATCTCGCAATAGCCAATAAGCTATGGGAGTTAGGCGTAGAGCAAGGCAACGCGCAGGTATTGCTACGCATGGCAGAGCATCGGCTAGGGCTTACGCAAAAGGTGCATCAGACGACCGAAAACAAATCTTTCAACATCGTGATAACAGGCCATGACATCGAAGAATCACAATCGGAAGATATCGGGCCTGCCGGCGCAACTCCGCTTTTGGAAGAGTCCGGCGAGGCATAGGGCATTTATCGGGGGTATCGGTAGCGGTAAATCGTTTGCCGGGTGTGTCGAAGTTATGCGGCAGCCGCCGGGCACGTACGGCACGATCCTAGCGCCAACGTATCCCATGCTGCGGGATGCTACTCAGCTAACGTTTTTTGATGAGTTCGGCGACGCGATTGTAGAGCACAATAAGAGCGAGGGTGTTACCAAGATGGTAAACGGGACTACGATCTTTTGGCGCTCCGCAGATAAGCCCGATTCGCTACGCGGCCCGAATCTGAATTGGTTTTGGTTAGATGAAGCGGACTATATGGACGGGGCGATATGGGATGTTATGTTAGGTCGTATTCGCCGCGACCCTACAAAATGCTGGATCACGACATCACCCAACGGCGATACGAATTGGGTATACGAGCGCATATACCAAAAGGCAATGCGCGGGAATCCAGACTACCACGTGGTAACGGCGAAGACACGCGACAATATCAACTTGCCTAGTGAGTACGTACGAAACCTAGAAGAAACCTATACGAGCGAATACGCGCGGCAGGAATTGGAAGGGGAGTTCATAGGCCCAATGGGACGCATCATGCGTAAGGAGTGGCTGCAATACTCACTACTACCCGAAGATGATATATCGTACGTGATCGGCGTAGACTTAGCTGTTGGCATGAAGGGCAACGCGGACGATAGAGCTATTGCCGTAGTGGGCAAGCGTGGCACGACATACTACGTCGCGGATATGATCTTTGGCAAATGGTCATTTAACGAAACCAAAGAGCGGATCAAACAGACCGCGTACAATTGGAACGCCGTTCGCGTGTGCGTGGAAAACGTAGCGTATCAAGAGGTAATGGTGCAACAGCTACGCGCCGAAACGATGCTCAATATACAGGGCGTAAACCCGCGCGGACGTAACAAGCTAACGCGCTTCCTGCCAGTAGCGGGTAAGTACGAACACGGATACGTGAAGCACGTTAATACCCTACCTTTGGAATTTACAGAGCAATTGCTTATGTTCGACGGGAAGGATGGGAAGCAAGACGATATGGTCGATGCTCTCATCTATGCAGTAAACGGACACGAATCAAACACTTACGTTTACGAGCTATAATGGCAATTAGCGACTACTTCCAAAAGATATTTGGTCGCAACAACATTGGACTTCCTAGCCCTAACGGTACGCAAATCGGGGGGCGAATTGGCTATCCTCAAAAAGCAGGTTATCTAGCAAACGTCGAACATGGTTTTAACCGCAACCCGGTTGTAGCTGCATGCGTCGGCGTATACGCGTCTACGTTGAACGAAGCGCCGCTAATAGTTGCAAATCCTGACGGCGCTCTAAATCCATCGCATCCGCTTTCGTTGCTATTTAAGCAACCTAATCCACGCATGGGACAGGCGGAGTTCTGGCAGATCGTCTGGACATACCTAGCTATTGGCGGCAACGCTTATATCGTGAAGGTTCGTAGCTCGCTCGGCAATGTCGTAGAGCTATATCCATATTCGGACGCTCACGTAGCGCCGTTGTTAAACGATATGGGATGGATATACGCGTATCGCTACAACAGCGGTAACGTCGTACAGGACTGGCCCTTAGATGACGTTATACATATCCAGAACCCGGCATACCGCGATCCGCTGCAAATGCACAAGGGCGTAAGCCCTATTACGGTAGCATGGGATAAGATCAACACGTATAACGAACTGCAAGCTACTATCTATTCACTGGTAGCATCAAACGCCGTGCCATCTGGCATCCTGTCGGCGCCCGGCGATGTACCTATCTCACAAGTTGAGTCGTTAAAGGTACAACTACGCAAGCGTAAGAACGCAAGCGGCAAAGATCGCACGGACGCGCTCGTACTTGGAAACGGTATGAGCTATCAGCAAATGGGCTTAGATGCTCAAAGGTTACAGGCAATCGAAACCGTCCGCGAACTTGAAACCGCTATTTGCGGCGCGTTTCGTATTCACCCGGCGGTAGTGCAGACGTCCGCAGGGTTGGCTATTAGTACGTACAACAACTTACAAAGCGCATACGCCGAATACACGAAGCTAACGCGCGTACCGTTTTGGAATTCGTTAGAAGAGCAAATAGAAGCGGGATTCCGTAAAGAGTGGCCTCAAATTGCTTTGCAGTTTG